CCTAAGAACTTGCCAATGTAGTCTAATCTATTAGAGTTAAATCTGAAGTGTTGCCTTGCTTTCTTTAATGTATCCAATGAGTTCAGCTTTGGTGGACATTCAATACCATGTTTAAGGCATCTTGTACGTATCCACTTCTCGTCAAAGTTATCTCCGTTATGACCAATCAATTCTGAAGCGGTAATAGCTACCTCCATAAATTCAGAAAGGGCTGCTTTATCACAACCCTTATCCCAAGTAACTGAATGTACCGTCTTTTGACCTTCCCACTTCCAACAAATACAAATGATGGCGCGTTCTTGAATTATGTTGTCATGTGAAATTGATAGCTTGTATCCTGGTTGCCAAAACAGACCAATATTAGGCGAAGTTTCTATGTCATAGAACAGGCGTTTAAACCCTTTAGGCGGCAATTCAAAGTTCAATTCCATTTTGTTTTGGTTTAGTCTTGAGCGTTTAGGGTTTGCGCTAGTTCAGGGTCAAGTTTCGCAATCTCAATGAGGTCGTTATTCCAAAGTTTCACGGCTCGTAATCGTTCTTCGTCTGTTGATTCTATCCCTAAGTTAGCTTGCCTCCTAGCGTTACCCTTTAGAAGTCTATCAATTTCTTCTCTTACCCCTTCATTCGTGTAATATGGTGAACTCATTATCTATTTATAAAATTAGCACCCACTCTAACGCCTACATAATGCTGACCGTTATAACCGTAGTCAACACCAAAGTAAGTCTTTTTAACAGTAGCTTGCAAACCAACCCCGAACAATGGAACGTAACTGGCTTCAAAATCTGATAACAGACCAATAGACCCGTGTGCGCCTAAACTCCACTTGTTAGGCTTCCTTTTAGCGTCTAACGTAACCTTTAACTGCTCGCTGAAGTTCTGATAGTTCTGCCACTTTAAATTGATTGTTGCTAATTCAAAGTCTAAAGTAGTATCATACTTAGCGATTTCCGTTAGAAATGTCTCCACTATCTTAACAGTATCAACTAATAACAATGTATCTAAGCGACTAACTATCCTTTCGCGGTTGATTGTATCGGTAACCGTTACAACCTTTGTCTTAACAAATCTAACGGTATCAGTTTTCCATCGGTCTACATACTGAATAGCTGGCGTTGGTTTCTCGATTACTTGCACTTCGGTGGGGTTGTAAATGTCTCCGCAACCTTTCCAAGCTACGATAAGACCAATGATAAACGCGAGGATAACAGGAAGAACCTTTTCTAATACTGCTTTGAGCGTGTCGTTCATAATGTCAAAAATACGATAATTAGCTTAGTTTTATTTAGAATGATTCTAAATTAGCTACTAAATGAAAATAATGCTTTGACGTATCAAATCAATTAGTAACTTCGCTTATCGTTTAACTAAAAACAAAGATGCAATGAGATTTGAAATTCAACTTAACGAATTACAAAAAGAAATATGGGATTTTACTCTTATTCAAAACACTCTTTTTCTAGACTTCTATTCTTTTGAAGAAAGAGAAAGCACAAGAAAAAGAAAATATCTTTCAATAAAACGATATGACAGAATAATGAATAGGCAATGTACAATGAAAGAATCTGAAGTAATGCTTACTGAAGAGATAAAAAATAAAGCATTGACTGAATATTTCAAAACAATTGACTGCAAAAAGTGGTCTGAAAAATAGAAAACGAATCATGAACCTAATTAACCAAATACACGCGGCAAATCCTCACCCGAAAGTTAGGTAAACCACACAACTAATCGTAACTTAAACAACTGAAATGAAAGCATCACCATTAAGCAACGACCCGATTAAGCAAAGGGTTATTAGAAACATTATTAACAGTAGAACCAAAGAACAGTTTAACAGTTCAAAGCGTTACGCTGAATTGGCTGGAATGTTAGAAGATGAACTGGTCAAAGAGTGGATTCAATTCAAGATGGCAATAAGCGCATTTAACTCACCTTTTTAAACAATAAAACAACAGAGAAATGAAACTAGAAAAGCTAACAGCAAAGATTAATCCGCACGAAATACAGTGGCGTATTCAAAGCGCAAAAAATGGAAAAACAACCGTTGTTCCATACCTTACAAACCGTTGTGTAATGGAGCGATTTGATGAAGAGTTTGGGGCGATGCATTGGAAAAACGAGTTTGTAGAGTGGCGTGGAAAAGGCGTTAAGTGTGGAATATCCGCAAGGAACGAACAAAGTGGTGAATGGGTTACAAAATACGATGGTGCAGACGAAACAAACATAGAATCTACAAAGGGCGGTTTTTCGGATAGCATGAAGCGGGCAGCCGTTCAATGGGGGTTAGGTCGCGACCTTTACGAGTACCCAATGATTCAGATTGAAGGTGAAATAAGGTTTCTAAGTCGAGAGCATGAAAGGGAGTTAAATAAGATTGCTCAAAGGATTCTAGGCGGTGAGAACGTGGGTGATTATGTAAAGATTGGAAGCGGTGCAACTCAAACACAACAACCCGTTAAGCAAGCACCAAAGCCAACGCCTAAAGCTGAACGTGTTATTGTAGCCGAAGGAGATGAAAACTTCCTGAAGATTGTTAAAGGCGTTTCAACTGGAAAGGCTACGCTTCAACAGGCACTTGATAAGTTTAATATCAGCGATGCGGTTGAAACTTCGTTGAAAGAGAAAATTCAATCACTAGCTGAAATTGTGTAAGATGAGCAAAGAATTATTTAACCAAATTAGAGAAAAAGAAAATGAAGAAATCACTTTACAACATCGAACAAGAGTATTTGGAAATTGCGAACCAATTGGAGGATGGGGAACTGTCTCCAGAACTAGAACAAGCGTTGGCAATCAACGAACGGGAACTGCAAGGAAAGGCGATATCTTACGCCTACGTGATTAAAGAATCAGAAGATACAGTTAGCGTAATTGATGCTGAGATAAAGCGTCTACAAGGCTTAAAAAAGACAGAGCAGAACAAGGCTAAAAGACTCAAAGAAACTATTAGCAACGCGATGGAATTGTACGGAATAACGGAAATCAAAACCGAAACGCTTAAACTAAACTTTAGACGTTCTGAAGGTGTGGTTTGTACGGACTCAACCATTTCAATAGCTGAAGAGTTTGCTACTATTGTACCTGAGAGTATCAAACCTAACTTAATAGCAATTAAAGCAGCTATCAAAGAAGGTATAGAAGTTACTGGATTTGAAATAGAAGAACGTTATTCACTTCAAATTAAGTAATATGAGCGAACTAGAAAGTAGGGTTAAGTTCCTTGAACAACACATTGAGAAGATGTACGACCACATAGAAGAGTGGAAAAGGTTAGCTTTAAAAAAGGATGAGATTATTGACACCTACAAAGAACTGCTAGACCATTACAAAGGCAAGTTAGAACAGCAAAGAGATGAAATTTGAAAAGCAACTTTCAGACCTAAACAAGTACGTTAACGAGTACTATTCTTGCAACCTTCAGGACGGTAATAAACTATCTTTGTTGATGCAGAAGATAACAGGATTGTTATACTACTTGGAAACAGAAAGAAGCAAGACTCACGACCTTTACGAAAACGCGGTTTTCAAACTTGTTAAAGGAGGGTCAACAGTTGCAAGGGCTGTTAACGAGGCGAACGTTTTATATCCAGAGATGTATCAACTTAGACGCATAATGGACGGGGGCTATCGGATAGTAGACGCAATCAGAACAAACATCAGTTATTTAAAATCAGAAAAACAATCAATTAATTAAATCAAAATGAGTTACGAAGTAAAAGGAGTACTAAGAAAGGTGTTGCCTGTTCAATCAGGTACATCAAAAGCAAGCGGCAAAGAATGGCAGAAACTGTCTTTCGTTGTTGCTAATAACAACGGCTACGAAGGACGCGAACAGTTATACTGTTTTGAAATCTTCGGTGCTGATAAGGTGGACAACTTCATCAAGTACAACCAAGAAGGTAGTGAGGTTGTCGTAAAGTTTGACATCAGAACGAACGAGTACAACGGGAACTACTATACGTCTTTGGCAGCGTTTCACGTGCAATCAGGCGAACGAGTTGAGCAAGAAGCATACACGCCTGAAATTAGTGGAAGTGGAAGACCGAAACCACAACCAATAGCTGAAGACATTGGAGAAGATGATTTACCCTTCTGATGCGTATAAACATCAAACCGTTATCAGTTAACCAAGTATGGCAAGGCAAGCGGTTCAAAACCAAAGCCTATAAAGACTACGAAAAAGAGGTTCTGTTAACGCTTAAACCAATGAATGTGAATGGGGGCAAATTACGCCTCCATTTGCGTTTTGGGCTATCTTCTAAGAACGCGGATATAGACAACCCAGTTAAGCCGTTTGTTGATTGTCTCCAGAAGCGTTACGGTTTTAATGACCGTCAGATTTACAGCTTGATAGTTGATAAGATTGACGTTCCAAAAGGTCAAGAGTTCATTGAGTTTGAGATAACAGAGTTGTAATGCTTATTTAGAAGCATTCTAAATTAGGGTCAATAGTGAAATAATACTTTGACGTATCAAATCAATTAGTACATTTGAAGTGTTGAAACAATTAACACTAACCAAAACAACAGAAATTATGAAATTTTATAACCATTGTAATCAGGCACTTTACGAGGAAGCGAAAAGGGTAATATCAAATTTTGACTGGCATCCGTCTTACAAGAGCCAGACATTATCTATCGTAGTTGATGAGCTTGAGTGCGGTCAAATGATACAAACTGAAACTGGCGGTTATACGATTCCTTTCACCGTTTCTGATGTGAAAGACTTTGTTCGCATTGTTTCTGATAGAGGCTAAATCTAAAACGGGGCGAGGCATCCTACACCTCTTTAACTTAAACAACATGATAAGACTAAACATCCCCGACCTAGACGAAGTGATAGCAGAAGCTAACCGTAAAGGAGTAACCATGTACCGTATCGCTAAAGACACGGGGTTATCTTCTGAAACAGTTAGCAGATACTTCACAGGTCAAAAGGTTACAACACGAACAATGGAACGAATCATTAACTACATAAACAAAGCATAATGAGCATTTACAGAATCAAATGGCACGGTTACGAGTTGACCATCGAAGCAAACGTATTCAATACAGAAGTGGAAATAGAGGACATTGACGGCATATCGTTAGTAGACTTTTACCACAACGCGGATAACTACACGCTTGGAGAGATTGAAACACTTGTACTGGAACAAGAAGCTGAACGGCAAGCGGAAGCAGCAAGCTACCAAGACCACGACACGCTATACGAACGAGATTAAAATAGAAACAATGAAAACAAATACAATGAGACAAGAAAAGCTATTCAAAGACAAAGTAGAATTGATAACGGTTGAATCTGTAATTGGTTCAGGTTATGAAGAAGATGTGGCAAAATTAGCCATTGAAGACAAGATAGCTTATAGAGCGGCACGTAAAAATATGCAGATTCATTCGGCTATAATTCTAAAAATGAATGATGAATTTGCTGGATTCTTTACCTACGAAATAAATCACGATGCTAAAGAATATTGCTTGCTTCAATCAGCAATGTACCCAAGATTTAAAGACGTTGATATTTATCAGCAAATGGTTAATAAAATTATTGAAGGGAATACTTTTGGTTACCCAATGATAATGACGGTTTCAAAAAAACATGATTTAGAAAAACCCTCAGTATTTGAAGAAATAGGGTTTAAAGTAAACTTAGATAAAAACGACTTTAAATACGTTTATTACGGAGAACCTGAACAAGTTAGAATGAAGCTGTTAGCGCATACAGCAATGACAAATTTATGGCGATCTACTTCGGGGTTATGGCTTCAAAACAAAAGGGAGTGGAATAGACAGATTGACGCGGCTGGAGAAAAACATGGTGTGCCAAACCCAAGATTCGCTTCGCGTGAAGGTTGCTGGCAAGGGGCTAAAGGCTTTTCAAATGTGGTATTATCTAAGAACGAAATAGTAGAAGGAAAGATTATTCATAACGATAAGAAAACGCTAAATGGAAACGCATCAGTATTAGACCCGACAGCTTGTGAAATAATAGCTAGGTTTTTTATGCCTAAAGGCGGAAAACATATTTACAATCCATTTGGCGGTGGCGTTCAAATGGGGTTTGTTGCGGGCGGTTGTGGATTTACTTATGAGTCTTCAGAGATAAGAAAAAACCAATGTGATACAAATAATGAAATTTGTAAAGAGTTTGAAGATGTTAAATGGCACTTATCAGACACATCAAAATACATTCCAGAACGAAAAAGCGATTTAACTTTTTCATGCCCTCCTTATTATAGAGTTGAAAAATACATTGATTACGATGGCTTACCACCTAAAGGCGAAATAAACCATTTAGGAAGTTATGAGGAGTTTAGAGACACATTATTTCAAGGTTATAAAAACGCTATAAAAGCAATGAAAGACAACACTTTCTTTGTGGTTATGACAGGAGATAGTAGAGATAAGAACGGTGCTTATTACGGGTGCGAAGCTGAACATGAATTATTTTTCAAAGAACAGGGGCTTTACATTTACAATAAGGTAATTTATTTGGAAAGTGAGTTTACGCGGTTCTCACAAGCAAAGAAAACTCTACATCACAGAAAGTACCCTAAGGCAGACCAAAAGATTTATATGTTCTACAAAGGGGACATGAAAAAGATAAAAGAACTTTACCCTAATATTGGAAGACTATGAGAGAGTACACAAACACAATAACGTTTACTAAAAACATTCGTGGCGTTTATTCTTTAGACCCTATTCTTGGCTGTTCCTCTGGAATGGCTGAGAATGAAAAGGGTTGTTACGGAGATTGCTACGCTGCTAGATATGCCAAAAAGTACGGCTACGACTTCTCTAGAAACGTTTTAAGACATTTTAAAGATGAAAAGCACATAGCACTAATCAAAAAGAGAATAAATGCTATTAGCTTACCTTTTATCAGAATGGGTACATCGGGCGAGCCTAGCGAAGATTGGGAACATACGCTATCAATTATTGAGAAGTTAGGACACGTGGATAAAGAAATAGTTATAATCACAAAGCATTGGAAACAATTAACAGACTGTCAACTACAAAGGCTTTCAAAGTTTAATGTTTGTGTGAATACTTCTGTATCTGCATTGGATGGTAATATTCTTGAAGTTGGATTGCGTGAATATGAAAGGCTAAAACCTTTTTGTAGGTCAATTTTGCGTGTTGTTTCTTGTGATTTCAATCTGGATAATTTAGAAGGGCAAAGTCTTGATAGAACACAAGAAAACATATTTAAAAATTATGAGTTTATTGATACTGTTTTAAGGGTTTCTCTTAATAATCCTTTAGTAACTGAGGGTATAATAAACACACATAAAACAAAGTTCTTAGGTAAGGCGTGTAATATCAGTAAGCGGTTTAAGAAAACTTACTTTGGAGGCTGTAATAACTGTTTGGAAATGTGTGGCGTAAATATGTAACGACATTAAATAAGAAACAATGAAAGAACAAGAACGCAAAGAGATAATTGAGTGTTTGGAGTTTGTCGCAAATCAATTTGACGCTGATAGAACCAGGACAAAAGAACTGATTGAGGCAATGAAGAAAATCAATTGCGAAACAGAGTTCAGTCACCTTCAGCAACTCAAACTTAAACAGTTGGTTGATACGTGCTGCCACTTGCTGGACTACGATAACAACGAAGCTACAAACGCTTCACGCGATGTTGTGGAGGTTGAGAAACGAAGGGCTATCTATTACTTTGCCTACTCTATAAACGAGTACAACCCGCAGATATTTTACGGTTTGGCTAAGGCGTTTGGAAAGCATAGAACCAGCTTCAACCATCATGTCAACAAAGCAAAGGAGTTGTTAGATTGCAAGGATAAAACGTTCATGTTTTACTACAACAAATTGTTGTCTCACCAGTTTGATTTATCCTAACTAATTACTATATTTGTTCAATCGCTCGCCAAAGCGATTCTAAATAACAGGTAATGACAAACAAACATTTTATCGGAAGGAAGTAATCGGTTGACGGGTTTACCTGTTTATCTGTCCTGATTCTACGTGTGGCAGCGTAGCCTTCCGAACTTTTTACAAATGTCAAAAGATGACGGTTAAATTTTATTCAGTAGACGGCATGAACTCAATTGAGATAATGCCAAATTATGAACGGTTGCATGTAAGCATTGACTGCTTGGATGGTTATGGTATGCCAATAGGTACAACAATCGAACTAGACAACGAGGACATAGATGATTTCATTTTTGTTTTGAACGAGTTTAAAAAAAGATTATCAGATGGCACGACCTCAGAGGCATAATGTAGACTACTTTCCACACTACATTTCAGACGGCAAAAAGATGTTCATAATTGAATCTAAGTTTGGAAACGATGGTTATGCTGTATGGTTTAAGATACTTGAAACTCTTGCTAAGACAGATGACCACTGGATAGACTTAAACGAAGAGTCTAATTTAATGTACTTAGCCGCTAAGTGTAGGGTTTCAGATAGCTTGTTGATAGATATAATTGAATCAGTAGTAAAACTTGGAGAGTTAGACGCTGAATTTTGGTATGCTGAAAAGGTGGTTTGGTGTCAAAAGTTCATTGAAAGTATTGACGATGCTTACAGAAAAAGAGGCAACCCGTGTATGACTAAAGAAGGTTTACGGCAACATTTATGGAGTTTAGGGCGGAAGATTGGCGGTTTAAGTGGTAGTAAAGGCGGTGAAAACCCACAAAGTAAAGAAGAGAATAGTAAAGAAGATATTAATAAGCCCGACCTTTTTCAAATTTTCTGGAATCTTTACGGTAATAAGATAGAGGAGGTCAAATGCCAAAGAGCATGGTTTAACATCGAACATGCAGAATATCCTAAGATAATTGAACACGTACCAAAGTTCGTAAATGCTTCAGGTAAATTCCTTTGCAAACCTTTAAACTATCTTGAAGGTAGGCGGTGGAAAGACGAACAACTGCCAAACTATGCGTCAAAAGAAGAGCCTAAGAAAGAACGATTTATTCCAACACCCCCGAAACTATGATAGAGAAACAAGTAATAGGAACGCTCATAACAACGCCTGACAAGTACGTTGAAGTTAGTGAGTTGTTGAATGAAAACAGTTTTACGGATTCATCAACTAAGGCTATATTCTCTACGTTTCTGAAGCTATACAACAAAGGCTCAAACATAAGTCTAGCTTTATTGCAAGAGCGCGTTAATCAATCTGACAACCCTTGCAACATTGCGGATGTAATCGACTTTATGGATTCAGGAAGTGCTTTCTATGAGCATTGCCAAATTTTAAAAGAGAAAGAGGTTAGGCGTGAGCAATCTGTTCTAGGTATGGAGTTGGTGTCTAGGTCTGGTGATGTGAAAGAAGACCCGTTTGAAACTAACGACTACTTAATGGATGAAGCCGAACGCATTGTTTCAATGGTTGATTTTGGCAAGAACAATTCCAACATGGAACTTATAAAGGCGGTAACTACCAAAATGGAATTAGCGTCTAAGAGTAACGGTATGACGGGTCTTTCAACTGGCTTTAAAGAACTTGACCGTGTGTATGGTGGTCGGCAAAATTCAGACCTTATAATCAAAGCCGCTAGACCCGCAATGGGTAAAACTGCACAGGCATTATGTGAGGCTAAACACATGGCTTTTGAATCCAAGAAAAAGGTAATCTTCTTTAGTCTTGAAATGAGCGCAGAACAATTAATGCAGCGTTTGGTTAGCGTTCATACTGGTATTCCTTTGGGTTCAATTAGAAGCGGAGATTTAACATCTACTCAATGGAATACATACAACACAATGGCTGATTACTTAACCGATGACAATCTGATAATTGTAGATAACGTTTATTCATTGAATGGCATACGAACTAAGTGTAAGAAGCTGAAGATGAAAGGCGGTATCAACGCGGTCTATATTGATTATCTTCAACTGATAAACCATAAGGTATCTTCAGGAAGGTCAAAAGAACAAGAGGTAAGCGAAGTATCAAGGGCATTAAAGATGTTAGCAAAAGACTTAGACGTTCCTATTGTTTGTCTTAGCCAACTATCAAGAGCAGTTGAAACAAGGGGCGGCACACATAAACCGATGCTTTCAGATTTACGAGATTCAGGTGCTATTGAACAAGACGCTGATATTGTGGAGTTCATATTCAGACCTGAGTACTACGATAAAGAAGACCCTTCACTACATGGAGTTGCCTATGTGATAATTGCAAAGCATAGAAACGGGGCGTGTGGGGATATTGAGTTGAGATTCAAGCATGAATGTACTAGGTTTGAAAACGTAGGATACCAACAACCAATTGAGCAGCCAGTTCAAAGTACTATGAAACCATCAAACGCATTTGAAGAACCCCCTTTCTGATGAGTAGACCAAGACACATAAGCGAAATAATAGCCGAAATATTAACACAAATTCAGAGCAATGAACAAAGACTTTAAAGTGCTTAATCTTTACGCTTGCTTGGGTGGCAATCGTTACAAATGGGATGAGGTGGCAGAGGAAGCTGGAATTGATATGAAAGTAACTGCGGTTGAATTAGACCCTGAGTTAGCTAAGTTGTATAAAGAGCGTTTCCCAAATGATACGGTAATAGTTGCTGATGCTCACCAATATTTATTAGATCATTACAAGGAGTTTGATTTCATTTGGAGTTCGCCCCCTTGCCCTAGTCACAGTATAGCAAGAGCATACAATTCAAAATATGAAACACTATACCCTGACATGAAGCTGTACGAAGAAATTATAATGTTGAATAATGTCTCTAACGGTAATGATGCAAGATTTAAAGGTAAGTTTGTTGTTGAAAATGTAGTTCCATACTACGAACCATTAATACTCGCAAAGAAGCGAGGTAGGCATTTATATTGGACAAACTTTAATTTACCTAATATATTGACGGATAGAAAAAACCCAGAATTAGGTCATGCAAAAAGCGAAGTTTTAGAACTTTCAAAGTTTCACGATTATGATTTTAAACAATACAATGGGAATCAAAGCAACATGAAAATAGCCCGTAACCTAGTAGACTACGAAGCTGGCAGAACCATCTTTGAAACTGCACTAGGAATTATTAGAAAGAAAGACGTAACACAAACAGAACTATTTTAAATCAGAATCAAAATGAACAAACAAGAACTACAAGCAATCGAAGTATTAGTTGACCAATTCAGGGAGAAGCTAATCAACTCACACAACGAAATAAGTAAGTACGCCTTTGCCGTCAACTCCAGCGAAGAAAAATTCAACAAGTACGTCAACGCAATAGCTGACTACTTTTGTATCAACGCGAAAGACATAACGGGCAAGCGGTCAAGGCTAACGGACATTAAGAAGTCTAGACACATCTTATGGTGGTTATGCAGAACGGGAGACACTAATGTTAAATGGTCATTGTCTAAGATAGGGCAAAAGACCTGTGAAGAAAGACCTTTCGACCATGCAACGGTATTGCACGGGGTTAGAACGCTAGGTAATGATATTGACTATTGTCATGTTACTAAGCAAGATATAAAAGCTATTGTTGAGTGCTTGGGTATGCGGTTGGTTAAGGTCGGTTCATCGTGGCAAGCAAAGGTTATTTAGAATGATTCTAAAGGAATTGTTGTTAAATTTGATTCTCACAACGGTACGGCTAAACAATCGGAATTAACGGGTAGAACCCACAAACTAAATACTATGACAGCACACGAAACACTTAAGTCTTTTGGGATTGACGTTCAAAGATTGCATGACGAAAAACCAATGCTTTATACCAACATTATCAGGTCAATGGAAGAATACGCACAACAACAAGTTAATTCTGTTTATTTAGATGATGTTGTAAAATCGGATAAACACCGAGTTGTTCGTAGAGGGCATTTTGATGAGTTTGACGCACCGACCGATTGTAATGCGTTAGGATAATAAATTATCTGTTTTACAATGGCTCGCTATGAAACGCGCGTTTAGCGTGTTGTATAGCGTTGGTTGTGATTAATAATAGTGCGGTATAGCACACTAATTGATAGAAGAAATGAAAGAACAAGAAACTGAAATGATAGAATGCCCAGATTGCAATGGCGAGGGTGCTTGGTATAATGACACATCAGGACAATGTACGGTGAGAATGAATGATTGCTGCGGAGGTTGCGGTTATGATGTGGATTGCGAAACTTGCAACGGAACGGGCGAAATTGAAAAAGAAGAGGAAGAATGAAACGTTACCAAGTAAAGCGTTGGGATAAACGCAACACGCTAAAAGCTAAGAAGTATGTAACACCTTTCCTGTTTATGATGTGGATGGCTGTAATAGGGATGGTTTATAGCGTGGTGTTTGTTTAATTTGACTATATTTGTAAACTAAAGATTTAGTTGTTATTTGATTATTCAAACTAATTTTACATAATGCCAAGCGGAGGTAAACGTAAGGGTGCTGGACGCAAATCAGAAGCTGATAAGAAAAGCATTTTAAAGGGGTTAGAACCTTTTAAAGCTGATTGGTTCAAAGCCGTTGGAGATGGTCTTAAAGATGGTAACTACAATTTTTGTAGGTTGTATGCTGAGTATATGTTTGGCAAGCCTACTGAACACGTAGACGTTACTTCAAACAATGAGCCGTTCATATTGAAACTAAATGGAACTAAGTCCGAAGCAAAGTGAAGCATTTGAGTTAGCTACTTCGGGTGAAAAGGATGTTTTATTGTATGGAGGAGCAATCAGAGGTGGAAAAACCGTTTGGCTACTTACAACGTTCTGCTATCTAGCTAGTGAATACGCTGGCTCAAGGTGGGTAATAGTCAGAGAATCATTACCGACACTAAAACGAACTACTTTAGTATCATTTCAAGCATTACTGTCTGAAGGGCTTTCACAATATGTAAGTGATTTCAATAGAGATACTTTTACGGTTACTTTCAAGAACAACAGTCAGATTATATTCATGGCTGAATCATTCGACACCGATAAGGAATTAAACCGCTTTAGAGGTCTTGAAATAAATGGTGCTGGTGCTGAAGAAATAAACGAACTTCAGGAGGCTACTTTTAATAAGCTGATTGAAAGAACAGGAACTTGGCTAAAAGCTGGCGATGTACCTAGCGTCATTCTTGCAACGTGTAACCCAACCCACAATTGGGTAAAGTCAAAGTTTTACGATAGATGGAAGAACGGCACACTACCTGAAAGCTGGGCTTACATTCAAGCAAAGATTACGGATAACCCTTTCATACCAAAAAGCTATTTGGAGGGCTTAAAGGCTAACATGATGCCTTTAGACTATCAAAGGTTTGTTGAGGGAGATTGGGAGGTAATAGAAATAAGTAACCAGTTCGCCTATGAATGGTCTGATGAACACCACATCAAGCCGTGTATCCACAGAGATGACAAACAGTTGATTATTTCAATGGACTTTAACATAGAGCCTTTTGGATTCATTTACTCTCATGTATGGCAAGATTCAGAAGGTTGGCATTGTCATATCTTCATGGAAGAGACAATAAAAGACGGTTCGATAATCAAGGCGGTCAACTCAATACGTTCTAAATTCACCCAAAACCTTTGGAATTGCATTATCACGGGAGATTACAACGGAAACAAGAAAGAGATAAGCCAAAACGACCATGCGTCTAACTTTGAGCAGATACGTAGGGAGTTAAGGCTGAAGCATAGCCAAATACAGACGATACCAAACCCGAAGCACGTTAATAGCCGTAATGACCTGAATTACATCTTGTATCATTCTAGGGGTAATGAGTTTGATATTGACTTTAGGATTGACCCGAAGTGTGAGAATACTATTAGAGATATGCGATTCGTAGAGGCTGATGGTACGGGTTCAATCATCAAGAGCAATCGTAAGGACATACACCAGTTAGCCGACCATTTAGACTGCGTTAGATACTTAGTCAACCATCATTCTGTTAAGCAGTATTTGAAGTATAGGCAAAAGGTTTACATCTAGGTGTTGGCGTGTGTAAACTAAAAAATAGTTTTGTAACTAAGAAAATAGTTGTACTTTAGCAACATGAACATCGTTTTAGCCGCATTTGGCAAAAGAGGTTACTTCTATTCAGCGTATAATCTTGCTTTTTCTATAAAGCATTACGACAAAGACGCTAAGATTCTACTCATTCACGATAAGGGAATTAGTGCGTTACCTCCACATGAAGCTGACATATTCGATATTAAAGTTGAAATAGATGA